CCACGCACGCTGTCGATGCCGGCGTCCTCGCCGTTGCCCTTGCGGATGTGGTGAACCAGCCCGATGGCACACTTCGTCAGGTCGGCCACCTTGCGGATCTCGGCCACGATGGAATTCATCGCAGAGTTATCATTCTCGTTGATGGCGTGCGCCGCGACGAACGGGTCGATGAAGAGGCAGCCGATCTTGTTCTGTGGGATCTTCTGGCACAGGTAGTCCACCAGCTTCGCGTTGGGCACCACGCCGTCGCGCGTCTGCGTGCCGAAGATCATGCGGAACTCTCGCCCGGCGTTCACAAACAGCCGGCCGCGCACTTCGTCCGGGTGGATGCCGTAGTGCTTCATTGTGGCAAGAATGCGGCGCTGGATTTCCTCCATGGGATCCTCAAGGTTCACGATCCACACGTTGGTGCGCTCCTTCACCTCCTCGCCGAGCAGTGGCTTGCCGGTGATGATGGCGAGGGCCTCGACGATCTGCAGGCTGGTCTTCCCGATGCCGCCTGCGGACGCCATGACGCTGACAAACGAGCGCAGGTAGTGGTTGGCGTACACCCACCGCCTCGGCTCGATGCTGGCCTCGTCGAACATGCTGTACAGCGTCGGCCAGTCTATGCCCGCGCTGGGCGCGTCGGCGGGCGGGTCGGGGATGTCGTCCAGCTCGTCTGGCATCTCGAACTCGGCCTTCGGGGCGATGTACTCGAAATCATCCAGCCCGTTCTCGGGGATGTCGTTGGCCGGTGTCTTAGCCGGGCTGATCTCGGCACCGTACGCCCGCACAGCTCCGTCGAAATCCCCGTTGTGTTCGTAGTGGCAGAACAGGTCAAAGGCGTCTCCCCAGCAATAGGAATGCTCGCCGATGGACTTTGGCCGACCGAGACCGGCCGCCGCGTCAGATCCCGACAAGCTGACCCAATGCGTGCCGAAGTTCTCCGTCGCGAAGCTGGGGCTGGTCTGGTAGCGCGAGCGGAAATGCGCCGATGATCCCTGCCGGGTGTACTGGTAGCGCAGCATCAGGTCTTCAATGCTGTGCGCCTCGTTGAAGGCGTCCACCGGGCTGACGTCGTCGGGGAACTTGAGCCTGCGCTCGGCACGCTGGCGCTCGCGGTCTGCTCTGGCCCGGTCGGCTGCCTCTGACGCCAGTCGCCGCTGCTCTGCCTTGCGGGCCACCTCCTGCATGATCGGGCTGCCGTCATCCAGACGCAGGGGCCTGCCGCGGATGATGCGGTGTTCGTAGAATATCGGGGTCAGGTCCGGGTTGCGCCGGTCGATGGGCACGTTGGGCAGGTAGATCGGCTGCCCACATCGCGCCAGCGCGCCGTCGGGGTGTACGCCATTGAGGTGCAGCAGGTCAAAGAACGAGGCTTGGATGTCCTCATACTCTGCCCCGGTCAGGACGCCAGCCAGAGGGAGGATCGCGCGCCACTTGCGGTTCTCTGGGCTCGCGCCGGATGATGAGTAGATCAGCACGCCAGCGTCGCCGCACACGGCCCGCACAGCCTCTTGCACGTCATTGATCGATGGGTTGCCACGGTCGATGTCGAGGGCCAGCGCACGGTACGCGCCACGCTCTCTCTGCGCCTCATGCGCGCGACCGTCGTGGGCACGGTATGTGGATGGGATGAAGAAGTCGGCGTCGCGTTTTTCTTTTGCCTGCGGCGCCTGGACCATTTTGACGATGTCGGTCCAAGAGATGCCCGGGTAATACTCGCCGGGCTTATCGATCAGCGTGAAAAAGGATCCGGGAGCTGTCAGGAAGCGCACATCAGACATGGGCCGCGTCCTTGATATAGGTTGCTTGGCGTTGTATGGTTTTCATGGAACTTGCTCCTCTCGGTTCCGTTTGGTTAGGCCCCGGCGCGTTCCTCCCACGCCGGGGCCGTTCTTATTTTAGAACGGGATGTCGTCCCCGAGATCTTCGGCGATGGTCTTGCGCTTTTCCTCGGCCAGAGGCGCCTTCTCGAACGGGTCAGCCTTGCTCTCGACCCTCTCGAAATCGTCCAGCCCGTTTCCGCCGTAGACGGCCTCGGTCACTTGGACTGCGTCTAGCAGCAGGCTGATGCCGCCCGAGCCTTCAGGGTCTACCGTGGCCACAGCCCAAGCGCGCACGACGCCCTTGGAGCCGCCCCAAATGTTCAGGTCGGCCAGCGGCTGCAACTGCCCGTCGATCACGGTCGGGGCCGCGTTGGCCGAGCCGTCCTTCTTGGTCCCGTTGCGCTTGGCAGTGAACTGGACCATGCCCGTCTCGTTGCCCTGATCGTCCTTCAGCTTCTTCATGCCGAAGACCTTGGAGAACAGTGGCATCTTCGGGCTGCGTGCCTTGGACGCCTCATAGTGGGCGCGCACGGCCTCATAGATCGGCCGGGCCTCGTCCTTGGTCATCTCGATGGTGACCGACCACGCGGCGTTGGACGCCGTCGGAGCGCAGGGCTCTGACTTTTGCTGCGCGGTGTTGTAGCGGTACGTCTGGTTCAGCTTAGGGTACTGCAGCGTGCCCTTCGCGATTACCTTCAGGAAGTCTTCATTCGCCATGGTTTTTCTCCTCTCTGGCGTGGAAATTAGAAGTCGATCTGTTCATCAAACACATCCACCTCGGCTTGGTCCACCTGCCACCGGGGCAGGTGTACATCGTTAATCAATGGCCAACCGCTTGTGAAGTCGCCGAATGTCTCCGCCCGCACGATGTCGGACAGGGCGTAGGTTACGCGCATGTCGGCGGCCAGCAGGTATTCCTCGGTGAGCTGGTGCAGGCACACCGCGTGCGGGGCCTCCTTCTCGACGGCCACAAAGATGAAGGCCTTGGCGTCATAGCCGGCGGCCCGCATGCAGCGCAAATAGAATGCGGCCTGCATGTCGTAATTGTAGCTGCGGATCTCGCGCGGGAAGCCGCCCGGGCTGGCGTCGCGCGTCGTCTTAATGTCGAACACGACGCCCGACGATTGCAGGTATCCGTCCGGGCGGCATTTGATGTTCGCGCCGGTGATATCGTCGGTGGCGAAGAAGCTGGCCTCGGCCACAAAGGATGGGTCAGCCAGATAGCGCGCCACGGCTGGGTGACATCTGGTCGCCTCCGCGATCTTCTCTGCCAGATCGTAGTCCGCCTCGGTCAGCAGGATCTTGCCCTCCAGATCGGCGGCCAGCTTGTCTGCCTTCCACTTGTTGCCGCGGCGGTCTTCCGGGCCGCGGATGACGAGCTTCTTCTCCGGCTCCAGAACCATGGCATGCACGGCGCTGCCCAGAGCAAAGGCGGAGGTGTCCTTGTAGACCTTGGCCTTCCAATGGGCCAGCGACTTGGACGCCACCAGCTTGACGTCGCTGGAGCTGATGCTGGGGTGCGAGTGGTACTCGCCGTTCGGCATGTCACGGATCATTGCTTGCCCTTTCCGTAAAGCGCGATGAGCGCAGCCTCGGCCCGGCCGTCGTCCTTCACCCGCGCCCACTGGTCCGAGCAGTCGGGGAAGTATTGGCTGGCCAGCGCGCGGCTTGCGTTCTTGTCGGTCGACAGCCGCATGGTCTTCTTCCACGCGGACGGGTCGACCTCGAACGTCGGCACGCCCGCGAAGAACAGGCACGCCTTCAGTTCACCGTACGCTACAGCGATGGTGACGGCATTGCGGATGCCTATGGCCCGAGGATAGAATGGCCGCTCGAGCCAACAGCATTTAACCCTGCCGATGTCCGAGATTAGGGCGCGCTTCTCTTCCAGCGTGCCGGGCATGTCGTATGTGCTGACCTGCATCTCGTCGCAGTCCAGCAGCGCGAAGGCGCCATGCTTGCCGGGGTCGATGCCGAGGATGAGCGTCATGCCTCACCCGTCGCGATCTCGCCGCCGCAGGCCAGATAGCCGCAGCCATCGACCCAGTTGTCGGCGTGCGCCGGGTTGGCCTTGGCGCGCGCCAGCTTCATCAGGGTCATCATCACGGCCACGTCGCTGGCGGTCACGTTGACGTCAAGGTGAGCCGACCAGTAAGCCGCGATCAGGCCGAAATTGCTTTCGGCGTCACCGTGCGTGCCGGCGCGGTCCACGTTGACGTATTGCTTGGCGGTGTCCAAAATCTCGCTGCGGTTCATGCGAAGTCCCTCCCAGAAATCCATTCCTCTTCAAACCGCAAATCCTCGATCCCGGTTATGTCGGCCAAGCGGTGGCGGTAAACAGCCGACGGCACGACGCGGCCCGTCATCCAGCGGGAAAAGCTGGACGCCGCCACTGGCACTTTTCTTGCGAGCCAGCCCAGCTTGCGCCCGTCTTGCGCGCACCATAGCCGTATTTGAGTTTGAGCCATCATTGGCGTTCTCCTGTGTTTCGATGCCACCAGACCTAGAGGCGAAAATAATTGGCGTCAAGTGCATTTATTTGGTTGCACCAGCCGCTGCATCTGTGTAGGTTGTCAATACGAACTAGCAAACAAGGATGACCCAGATGACCCTCCGCCAGATCACCATGGACCTCGACGGCCCGTACATCAAAACCTACAAAACTGAGCAGAACCTGATGAAGCGCATCGAAGAGATCCGCGATATGTACCCCGACCACAACGACCGCTTCATGGTGGTCTGCACCCCGAAGAGCCGCTGGACAGCAATCGTTCAGTTGGACAAGAACACTGGCGGGTACGCTTTCCGCTACGATGGGTTCATGACAATTTGACCCTCGCCGAACACCTCGACCTGCTGGGGATCACCCCCCGGCAGGCCCCGCCGAAGCCAGCCCCACAGCCCGCCGCCTACGCGCCGCCACAGTGGAAACCAGCTTACCCCGGCGAAGAGCCGCCGTTTTGAAAGGAGAACTGACATGATAAAGAACGCCGACACCAAGCTGCTTGACTTGCTCGACACGCTGGGGCCTGTCCCCAACTGGGTCAGAGCCATCAATTGCATCAAAAACATGGGCTACGACATCACCATCGCAGAGGCCCTTGAGATCGGTCCAAAGCAGTTCCTGCGGATACCGAACTTTGGGAAGAAGAGCTTCTCCCTTGTCTTCCGGGCCATCGACGCCGCGACAGACGGTGCATACAGCGCCCGCTGGCTCGACCGTGACAAGATCAATCGCTCCGCGGAGAAGGCCGGCCCGCTGCAGCTCAATGCCGTCGTGCAGATCCTGTGCATGATGTCTGAAGAAGAATACAAAGACGTCTTGGCCGCGACCCGGAAGGCAAGGAGACTGAAGCAAATGCTTGCGGAGGCCTTCCACAGTCTCTGCCCGACCGAGACGTGGCTTTCGGAAAGATTGCCCCGCACAGAGCCGGTCGACATGTACACTTGGCAAACAGTGGAGTTCCCAAAATGAAGATCAGAGAAATTATCGGCGAGGCGCTTTGCGCTGTTGCAATCTTCGCCGCCGGATACGGCCTGCTTCTGGTCGGACACGGGATGGGGTGGTGAGATGGCAGTCAAACTTGGAGCCATGGACACACATATCGTCCTGACCGCGCTGTGGGATTATAAAGAGACGCTGACCATCGTTAATGACACTGCGCCAAACCCGCAGGTCGCGGCCAAGATAGACAGCGTGGACCGCCTCATCGGGGCGTACAAAAAATCGTACTTTGCATTGGACAGGCTGGGGATCGCATGATGACAGAAGCACAAACACTCCGCGATTACATCGCACGCAAGCAGGCGCAGATCGAGGATCTGGAAAAGCAATACGGGCGGGGCGTTCGCCCGGGCTGGGTCGGCGAAGAGATCACCATGCTGACCTTTTACAAGCAGGACGGTGAAGATCAATTGAAGAAGCTGGAGCAAGACAATGCAAACTGAGATCCTGATAACGAACACCCTGCAGACCGGCACGGGTTTTGCCGTCATCGCGGACGACATGACCGAGGGCGTGTTCATCCCATCCAAACTCATGCACGAAACGAGCCTGCGCCCGGGCGACCGCGTGTCAGCCATGCTGGTGCCGAATCACACCCGGCCAGACAAGACGCCGTGGGTCGCCATCTCCTTCAACAAGGCGACGCTGGCGCCCGTGCCGCCGCGTGACACGCTGGCAGAGCTGATCTTGGGGGATCTCGACCACGGCCGATCCACTGTCGAGGAAATCGCCGAGGATCTCAACATGGCCGACGACAAGATCGCTGCCAAGCTGGCCGAGATGGTGGCAGATGGTCGCGTGGTGCGGCTGACCTGCTTCGACCTGCCGGAGGATGCAGCATGAGCGACCTGACCACCAACATGACAGACGCGCAGCTCGACGCGATTATGCTCGCCCTTCCCGACAACATGAGCGAGGCCGAACTGTGCGCGCTGACGCTGACCATGTTCAGCGCGTATTGCGAAAAGGGGGCCGACATCATCCCGGCCCTGCTCGCCACGATTTACACTTTCGGCCTGTCCATCGGCATGAGCCGTGAAGCCATCTCGCGCGGCCTGCGCGCGACGGCAGACATGAGCGACACCATACACACCGAAACGCGGCACTGAGGAGGATAAGATGCACGAAGTGACCTACATGACGATCCTCTGGATCACGGCCCTGAGCGGCCCTCTCGACACTGCCAGCTACGGCATCCCGTATGTGACCGAGGAGGCCTGCGAGGAGGCCAAGGCGGCCGTCGGTGACACGCTGGATTATGACCACAAGATGACCTGCGAGATGCTTCCCGTGGAGCAGGAGTTTTTGCCATGAGTGAACCAAGCGGGACCGATGCCCGACTTGACCGCATCGAAGCCCTGACGGCCAAAGTCAAACTTATGGATGACCTTGACGCCATCAACGGGGAGAAGATCGAAGCCCTGACTGCTGAACTGAACACCTGCCGCATGGCGCAGGTTGTGATGGACAACACCGTGGCTGAACTTGAAGCCAAGCTGGCGAAGGCGGTGGAGGCGTTGGAGATCATCCGTGATCGCCAGTATTACCGTATGGGACCGGGTATAACTGCACAGGTGATCGCCCTCGCAGACATCAAAGGAGAGAGCCATGACTGACATCCGCGTCTTGAAGGGCGACGGCAAGCGGGCCGAAGACGTGACCGGGGAACTGGGTGATCGGATCAAGGCGCTGGTCTATGAGTATAGCGGACGCATCCCTCTCGCCGCAGCCGTCGGTGTTCTGCATCTCGTGGCTTACGAAATCACAACGGACAGCGACTGATGACCAGATCCGCCAGTGACAGCCCAGCAGCACGCGCCCTGCGAGACGCCGGCTACGTCAAGCTGCCGGGCTGGTGGGTCACGCAAGAGCAGTTCGAGCTGATCGAATACATGGCCCACCAGAACAAAGACACCATCGACACCATCAAGGAGAGAGCAAATGCCAACAACCAGCAAGGTTATCACGCGCGATATGATGAGGGTCGCCAGTGAGAACGGGTGGACAATATCAGAGACGGCGCGACAGTACGACAAGCACAGGTCTAGCATCAGCAAGGCCTGCGACCGCTTCGGGATCGTGCTGCCAATGCACAATTTCTCGCCCCAGAAGGTCAGCGTGAAGAGCAAGGTGTGGGTCGATTTGATCGACAACGAGAAGCGGCCGAAGGTCAAGCTGTCCGCGAGCCCGGCCGCCATCAGGCGCGCAATCGACGACATGGAGCGCGAAAAACGCTTGATGGCCAGATCTTGATTTGATACGAAAATCTGCGAGGGGCGCGCACAGGCTTTGTGTTGGTCAGAAATCAGACTGCGCTACGGCTCATTTCTCAACCATAGCGCCCCTCGCGATCACTCCCCACGCAGTGCAGCCAGAGCCGCGATGTGCGCGTCGATCTTTTCAATGGCGGACGCCTTGATGATCGTCTTGGTCGTCTCGTTCGGCTGCAGGAGAATGTTGTTCTCCGGCTTGTAATACCGATGGTTGGGGGTGTTTGCCTCGTCGGCCATGTCAGAACCCTTTCACGCGGAATTTGGCGAAGTCGCCGTCTGCCAGTTTCTTTCGGACGTACTGCGCGAAGCCCTGCGTGCCGACGGCCTCGCCGCACTCCATAGCCCACTGCTCCGCGATGACGAGCGGGATCCGCCCGGCCAGCCGGAACTTGGCATCCCCGTGCGCGCTTGGAGCGTACGATGCAATCTCATGGTTTTCGTCGAGCAGGGCCTGCACGTTCTGGTGCCGGCGGATGATGAGCTTGCCATCCTCCTCGATCATGCGCTCGTTGACGTCATACAGCTTCACAGCGCGATCTCCCCACGGCGGCGGCGGGTAGGTGCCGGCGCGGCGACTGGTGCGCTCTCTACGGCCTCTGCGAAGCCCTGCGCGATCATGGCGGCGGCCTTCTCGTCCGAGACGTCGATCTCGGCACCCTTGTGGCGCTCCGGCTGCGGCAGGCGGTCTGTGGTGATGCGAATTTTCATGGTGTCCCCTCGGAATAGGTGGGCACCCCCGAAGGGATGCCCGGGTCTTGCGGCGGCGATCAGAGAGCGCCGCTGATGTCGGCGATGATGCCGTGTGCCTTCTCGCTGTCCACCTGCAGGCCGTATTCCACGGCGATCAGGCGGCGGTCCGAGTGGCCAGTCTTGGCCAGCGGGGTCTGCGAGACGTTGCTCAGGAAAGCCACGCGAGCGTAGTTCGGGTCCAGAACAAACACGTCACGGCCAGCGACGGTCTCGGAGTTCGCGGTGCGGGTCTCCAAGAAGCGGGTCGGGACGATCTGCAGGGTGCCGAAGTCCGAGACATAAACGTCGATGGCAGCAACCAGCGACTTCTTGTTGGTCATGTCTTGGTACTTGGTGGCCGAGCCAGTGAAGGTCGAAGATATCTTCTGCTTCACAGCCGAGCCGCACAGAACGATGGACGGCTCTGCGCCCGAGTCCCAGCACTTGGCGATGACCGACTTCAGCATGTCTTCGGTCAAAGCGCGAACCGAGCCGTCGGTGGCGGCGGCATTCGGGTAGCCAGCGGTCGTGCCCGACAGGGTCGGGTTCGCGCCGTCAACGGTGCCAGTCGAGCGGTCCACGTTGGTACGCAGGAAGGCAGGCAGACCAGCGGTGATGCGGGCCTCGTCAGCGCCGCCAGCGTCGGCAGCGATGTTCGAGAGCAGCATGACTTCCATGTCGCGCTTCAGTTCCTTCAGCTTGAAGGCAATCTGCTTCGCGATGGTCTGGATGTCGCCAGCGCCGTTGACAGCGTTTGCGGTGGTCGAAACTTCGACGACCTTGTCCGAGATCTGGGTGTAGTTGCCCAGACGCTTGCCGTTGGTCGGTGCGTCGTTGCCGGGGGCAGCTTCGCCTTCCTTCACGCGGTTCGCTGCGGGCGAGGCCAGATCGACTTCGGTCCACTCGAAATAGGTGTTCGAGGCGGTCTTACGGCCGATGGCCGACTGGAACGGCACTTCCATCGGGGAGATGGAGATAAATGCGTCCTGCAGGTCTTCGCGGATGGTGGTTACGTCGTAAGTCTTTTCGGTATTTGCGTTCACGCCCATGGCTGTGATCCTTCGATTTGGGTTACATCAGGAGAAAACGGGCGACGTCATCGACGGTCCCGCTGCGCTTCATCTGAGCTTTGGCCTTCTCGCCCTTCATTCGCTTGCTCGCCTGCGGTGCAGCCTTGACGCCGGGCTTGATGACCGGGGTCTTCGGTGCCTGCGATGGCTGCTTTTCAGTGGCCTTGCCCGCCATGATGCGCTTGTACTGGGCGGCATCGTGCAGGACGCGAAGCATGCGGCTGTCAGAGACTGCGCGCAGTTCGTCAAGATCAAAGCCGTAGACCTCTTGCCCTGCCTTCAGGAGATCCTGTTTCACCTTGGCCGCCGTTTCGGGCTTGGCGAAGGCTGGGATCATCTGAGCCAGCTTCTGATGCTCTTCGGCAAGCAAGGCCCGGTGGGCCTGTTCTTGCGCCTTAGCCTGACGGGCCGACATCTCCTGCATGGCCTGCTGGCCTTGCTGGTATGCCGCTGCTTCCTTGTCGTACTTCACGCGTGCTTCAAGGTAGCCGATAGGGTCTCTGGATAGCAGTTCCTCGCTCGGAGGTTCTGGCGGCCGCATGGGCACTTGTCCCGTCTGCGCCGCCTGTGCGAATTGGGCGATTTGCTGTCGCTCATTGTTCAGGGCTTCGTAAACCGCCGCGACCTGTTGCTTGATCGTTGCGACTTCCTTCATGCCCTTCTGGATGTAGGCCTGTCCCGCATAGCCCCGGAGTAGTTCGGCGAGGGGAACCTGCTGGTCGCGGCCGTCCACCTTCACGGTGAAAAGCTGCTCGGCTGGCTCTTCCTCTTCGACGTCCGCGTCGCTTTCGTCTGCGCCTTCGTCCTCTTCTTCGTCGGCGTAATCCTCTTCAGGTTCCGCCTCGTCAGCCTCGGTCTGGTCTTGTGCGTCGTCCTCGTCGGACTGCTCCAAATCCTCTGGCTGTTCATCTTCTTGCGGCGGCCCGTCAATCAGGCTGGCCGCCACGGCATCGATGCTTCCGTCAAGTGCAGTCGTGTCATCCACGGTGCTGCTTCCTCTTCCCTTCGCGGTGGTCAAGCAACTTCCCGTCAACGATGAACGAGGTCAGTTGGTCCTTGAGCATCCGCAGCGACCGGACCATCCGGTGCGCCTCCATGAGCTGTTCAGCATCGCACACCTGAGTGGTGAACGCGCTGATCTGTGCATTTTCTAACACATCGAAGGCCTCTTTGAGAAGAGGGTCTTCCAAGAGGGCCTTCGCTCGGGCGGCTCGCTGCTGAATGTCCATCAGATCGGCATCCCGTTAGGCATGCCTTGCTGCGGCTGCATTGGTTGTTGCTGCGGCTGCATCGTGGCCTGCGTTGCGGCCTGCTGCGCCTTGATCTGCGCCGTGTCGATGGCCATGCCGTACTTGGCCGAGATCTGCGCCATCGCGATCTCCAGATCCTGCAGCATGCGGTCACGCTCGCGGTCGTCCTGCATCTGAGCCTTCATAAACTCAAGCTGCATGCGCTGCGCGTCGGACTGCAGCTTGGCCTGAGCCTTGATCTGCTCGGCGGCCACCATAGCCTGCGCCGGGTCACCTTGCGGCTGCTGTTGCTGCTCGCCGCCGGGGGCTGGCTGCGGCTGCGCTGGCTGGATGGGCAGGAAGTAACGGTCCACGTTGTGGATGCCGTTGGTGGTCAGCATGTCGGCCAGCGTGTTGCGGAACTGCGCGATGCCAGCCAGCGGGTTGGCCGGGCCGTAGGTGCCGATGGCCTGCAATTGGATCTGCATGACCTGACCCAGCATGGCCGTCTTCTGCTCCTCCTTGCCAGTGCCGAGGCCGACGTTGACGGTCGCGTCCAACTCGGTGTCCCACACGCGCGGGTCCATCGGGACGTAGGTGCCGTTGATCCGCAGCATCTCAGCCTTGGTGCTGTGCTTGGCCATCAGCTTCAGGATCTGCTGGAAGAGGCGACGCATGCCCGTGTAGGCGAGGTTGGACACCATCACCTCGACTTGGCCCGCAGCGGCGCTCACCGTGGCCGTCACGGCGGCTCTGGTGGTCGATTGCAGGGCGTCGGGGTCGAGGCCCATGCTGGCGCGGGTGACGCCCGTCTTCATCTCGACCATCTGGTCGATGTACTGCAGCGCGGGCAGGGTCTGGCCAGCGACGAAGGGGACAGCCAGATCGCGCAGCATGCCCGGCTGATTGACGCGTACGACGGCACCGATCTCGTTGTTCAGGAGGTCGTCCATCTCGACTTGGCCCTTGACGGCCTCGACGCGCGGGTTGTTGGTCATCATCACGTTGTCAAGGATGCCACGCGTCACAGCCGTCGCGGCGTCTTGGTCCTGTTCGATGATCTCGACGAGGCTACGACCAAAGTAGGTGTGCGGCTCGGGGTCAACGTGCCAGCCAGCGAAGGGGTGGTCGTCCACAGGCTCATATGACAGAAGGCGGTTCGCGGTGCCGCCCATGAGGAACTTGTGCAGCACAGGCATGCCCGTGCCGTCCACGTCCACGCGCATGTAGGCCTCCGAGACCATGACCTTCTTCATGGACGGGTCTTCGGCGTTCTCGTCCTCATCGCGCTGGATGGGGTAACGGCGGCGTTCTTCCTCTTCCTGATCGCGAAGGTCAACGGTCGAGCCGTTGTCCAGTTCCATGACCTTGTCTTCGTCGATGCCCATCGCAATGACGTCGGCTGCGCGCATCTCGGTGCGGTGGCCGATCACGTAAAAGTCATCGTCGCCGCGAGCGTTGCGGTCAACGAAGAAGTCTTCCGGCGGGATCGTGTCGATGCACAGCTTGCCCGCCGGGTTGCGGCGGATGACGCGCACGTCGTAAAGCTGGGGCAGTTCGGCTGGCATCTGCGGAAGCTGCGACGGATCGATCTGCTGGCCCATAGCGGCGGCTTGCTGTGCCATCGCCTGAGCCGCGTCAACCTGCTCCTGCATCATGCGGATGGTCTCTTCGTCTGGCCGCTGCTCGACGCTTACGATCTGGGCACCCGGCGAGGCTTCGATGGCCTGATACTGCGCCTCGTCCAGATCGGTGAAGTCGTAGACCTTCGGGTTGTCGTACTCTGCCCAGTAAGCTTTGGTGAAGCCGACGATGTTGACCAGCGCGTCGTGGGTGACGTCGCGCAGGATCTGGTAGCCGTTGTTCTGGCGGAACTTGGCGGCGGCATAGATGCTCGCCTGCTCCATGCTAGCCACGTCTTCCGGGCCGCTGGGGATGAACTCCACCGGGCGCTCAGACGTCATGAATACGCGCTGGATCGACGGCTTCACGGCACGCACGGTGTCGCGGCACTTTGTCGAGACGATGGTGCTGCGGCCCTCTTCCTCGCCGATATCGACCTCGCCGTTGAAGTACCGCTGCGACTTGATGCGGCGGTCGGCGATCTCGTCGGCGATGAACATTACGGCCTCGTCGATGGCCGTGCCGACGATGCTTTCGATCTGGTCTTCGTCCAGAGGCTTGAACACGCCGTCGTCATCTTCAGGCTCGTCTTCAGCCTCGAAGCCTTCGAGGATCATTTCCATCTCGTCATCGGTCGCCAGTTCGACGTCGGGGCCGTATTTTTCGCGCTTTGCCATGTTCGTGTCCCTTACTCGCCGAGGAGGCCCATCAGTCTATTGTACATGCCACCGACGGCAGACGGAATTGCATTAATCTGCCCGCGCCCTTCTTCAGTGTTAGCCGCCGCCGCGCCAGCACCAGCCGCGCCAGTCGTCAGCGGGGTTGCTCCGGGCGGAACTCTGCCGCTGGCGGCCATAGCTGCGCGCGAGCCGCCGTAAGCTTGCGTCAATGCCTTTGCCACCGGGACGCGAAGCAGGAACTGCGCGACACCAGTGCCGCCGAGGCTTGACGCAATATTCTGGATCAAGCCAGCCGCCGCCACCGCCGTGTTCGACGTATTGGCCAGTGTGTTTGTTGCCCTCGCCGAGACGTCCGCGAACTGCTGGATCAGGTTCTGCTCTTCCTTAGTGAACAAACCGTTGACCACGCCGGGGTTTTTCTCGCGCAGATTTTCCCACTGCTTTTTGAAGTTGACGCCGGAGACCTGCGTCTCGCCGCCTCTCATGGCTCCGCGAGAGGTGTCCATGAGACGGATAAACGCCTCCTGACGCATGGCGTTCCACTCGTTTGCAGGCAGGTTGCGCTTCAGCGTAATCAGGTCACGCGGCAGGCCAGTCTTGGCCGCAAGCCCGCTGGCGGTGGCGCTAAAAACAACATCTGCGGCTTGCGTCGGCGCGACCTTAAACACGCGCTCACCGTCACGGCCCACTTGCGTGGTGAGCATGTTAAGGATGCCGCCTTGGCTCTTCCACTTGGATGCGAAATCGGCGTAATTGCTGATCGCGCTGCCCCACTTTGAGACCGCGTCCGCGTCACCAGACAGCATCGCAGTATCGATGGCCTCTTTGATTTTTGCGTCGAACTGTTCGATGACCTGTCCTGCTGCAACGGCATCAACAGTGGGCGCGCCCTTCCGCAAGTTGGAGACCTGTTCTCTCCACTGCATCATGCTCTTGATGTCGCCAGTGGATGCGACTGCGTCAAAGTCATCAAGCAGAGCCGCCACTGTTGGCGCGGTCCTTGCGCCAAAACCTTGGCGATATGTGCTTCGCATTGCGTCAGCTATTGAAAGTGCGGCATCTGGATCAACAACGGCAGATGTTGCGCGTGCCTGCGAATAAAGAACGTCAGCCTTCGCCTTTTCTGCCGCACGGGTAGATGCGAGACTTGTTTGCGCCAACTCCCCTCCCTCGCCTCTAGCAATCGGGGCCGATCCGGGCCGCAGACCTTCAAGGATCTGATCCAAGTTCTGCGTTAGTGCTGCCTGCTGGCGCTGACGCTGTGCAGTCATGGGTGCTGCAGCCAAGTCGCCATATGCGCCCTTGGACACCACATCCTCAAAGAGTTGCTGACGACCGCTGCCAGTAAGCTGACCCTGTGTCATTGGCACTGGCGTTGGCAGGCCACGGGACATTGCTGAAACTGCGGCCTGCGACGGCTCAGCCCCGGCCCTGCTCAGGTTCATAATGTCGGCGGCGACGGCGGCGGAAACTTGGTTTGGGTCAAGACCCGCCCTGCGAACAAGGCGCGCATATTGGGGCAGGAGATTGCCGGACGAGTCAATCACGGACTGCGGGCCGACGCTGCGAGCAGCCGCAACCAAGCCTTGCACCGTACGGGCCAGAACATCACCAGCCGCGCCACCGAGAGCGCCGTAGGGGATGTCAGAGTATTGGTATGGCGCGCCAGAAAGCTGCGAACTAGCGCCTTCAATTAGTGCTGCCTCTGTCGCACCAACGGTGGCACCACCAAGCGCACCAGCCGTCGGCAGGCCAACAGCGCGCACAGCCCTTCCGACGGGCGTGGCAGCAGCCACCGCGCCAGACACCCGCATAACGTCGGATGTGTCGAGGCCAGCCGGGTTCGGATAGAATTGCTGATATCCGGTGACCTTGCCGCGCTCGTCTTTGCGCGGCCAGAGGGCGACAAGGTTGCCGAAGCTGTCCTCGCGGAACTGCACGTCTGGTTCGATTTTCTGGATGCCAGACTTCAGGCGATCCGGCGACATCGTGGTCGCCAAGAGCGCGGTCATCTGGGCCGACTGGCTGGACGTCATCGGCAATTCAATGGAAAGCGGGCCGCCGATGTTTTCTTCGCGGTTCGCGCCTGTCAGCCAATTCTTGGCGCGCTCCACGATGCCGGGCTTGCTTGGCGCATATTTGCTCCACGGGCCAGTGGCTCCACCCTCTTGGCCGCCGGGGGTCGTTTGGTACTTTTCCCAAGGATCAGCCATTATTGCACCTTCTCCCAGTTATTCGGGTCACCCGGATTGCCGCCCTTAAAGCGATAACCGTTTTCGATTGTCCCCACGGCCGGGGGCGGGGTCGCGCCCCCGACGGCTGGCGCTGGAGTTTCTTCTGTGGTTGACGCTCCGCCCAACAGATCAACTGTGCGCCGCAAGTCTGGCGTCATAATGCTTCGGCTATCGATTTCGGAAAGCCGTTGGCGCATGGCCCTTGCGTCCTCGGTTGTTTGTGCCGAGTTAGCAAAGTCTCTGACGATATTGGCGCGCTCGATGTCGATTGCAGCCTTTGCCTTCATCATGCCGACGATTGCTGCGTTGGCCTCCGGATAGTTTTTGAGGGCTGGAAGGCTCTTCAGCATGCCAGCGTATTCGATGTCGGACGTCGAGCCGGATCCTTCGACGCGCAATGTCGGGGCGACACGGCTGATAATCGACTGGGCCGCCGCGCCAGCAGACGATACGCCGGGGAAAAACTCTGCGAGGCGACCAGTGATCGGATCTTGCGGTGCGTACTGCAAAACCTCTTCCAGCAGCGTCAGGTCTTGCATAGACCCAGACGCAATCGGACCCTGCTTGAGGTAAGTCGCGATGACTGCGCCTTCGGCTTTTGCCAGCTCTTTATTGAGCGCGCCTTGGCTTTCATCGGCCATGTTCACATTGGTCACAGAGCCACCAGCCCCAGATCGGGCCAAAGTCAAAGCTTCTTCCGGCGTCTTGCCCTGAGACAAGAAGTATTCATAGTTCTGGATCATTGCCGTGCGGCCGTCGGTGGCGGGCTGCAAAGCCGTCGCCACAGCCGTCTTCGGATCGATGGCACCCGTCATAAGGGCCTGCGCCAGATCTTCACGATTTTGCGTCATCAGCCACTGAGCCGTGCGGTTGGCCGTGTCCTTCTCCCCGCGCTTCTCCTGACGGATCTGGATCATCTGCGCGAGGTTCTGGTCTGGGTCCATACGCAGCGTGTTGGCGGCCAGCGCGATGCGGTCCATCAACTCGCCGCTCTGGAAGTCACGCTTCAGCCGCTGCCCGAAGGTCTGCGGCTCTTCCTGCATGTCGAACAATCCCATAGGCATCGCGCCATCCTTCCCTGAACTTGCGGAGGCGCTACCGCCGCCACCGCCGCCCCATGCTTCCCAAGCGCCGGGGCCTTGGTTCTGATAAATCCACATCCCGATCTGGTCTTGCAATTCGGGCGTCATGCGTTCGTTGCCCGTCAGGCCCATGCCATTCATGGCCGCGCGCAGTGTCGTGCCGACGACCTGATACGCGCCCATCGGGGTCGCCACACGGCCGATCTGGCCTCTGACGCTCTGCGCGTAGGGGCCGCTCGGGTCCGAAAACTGCAGCGCCTGATTGACCGTCATGTCTGTCAGGTTCACACCCGCGAACTGTCCGCCGGGGCGGTTGGCGTGGCCGAAGAGGGCATTGTAATCCCCGCCGCTTTCGCCGGGGAACACGTTTCGCTTCAGTTGCTCGGGCGTCATGACCATCTGGTTCTTAGCTCGGCATAATGCCAGCGAGGGCAGTGATGTAGTCGAACAGGCCGCGCTTCTGCGTCGATGTCTGGGTCTGCTGACCCATATTGGACGCGCCGAGGCCGCCGTACAGCGTGTTCAAGCCCGCAGTCGGAGACCCAGTAAAGCCGCCGTACTGCGCCTTGGACGCGTCGATCAGGGCCTGATTAAGGGCCTGCTGTTGCGCGCCCTGCTGCGCCTGACGGTCTGAAATGCTTTGCGCGAAGCCGAAGCCCTGCCCGGCGAGGTTGGACTGGATGCCCTGCTGCCCTTGAGCCGCGCTGAGAGCCGTATTGAAGCCTTGCTGCTGCAGATTGCCGAACATGCCGGCTCCCTGTTGCGCGAAGCCTGTGTTGGTCAGAGCCTCCGCTACCCCGTGGCGAGACCCCCCGAAGGCGCCGGCGCGCGAGGCGGACGCTCCGATGTCGTTGATGGCCATCTGGCGCTGGCGGTTGAGGTCCTGCATCGCCTGACCCGTCACCATGCTGGTGTATGGGTTCATGAATTGGCCGATGTTCGGGCCAGCGGCCGCCTGATTGAACAGGTTGGCCGACGTCTGCGAGACATTGCCCGCGACGGGCGTCTGGACGTTCTGTGGGTTCGATCCGCCTGCCATGTTATTTCCTCCCGCCCAAACCGCCGCCGCCGCTGCGGCCAATGGGCCCGACGCTTGTGATGTTTCCGCTCATGGGGTCTGGCAGCCCCAGAGAGCCTGTTCCTGTCGCGGCAGGCGCGCTCGCCGATGGCATGCGGTCACGACCGTCACGCTGTGGCATACGCGGCTCCATCGTGGGGACGTAACCCGTCGCGGATGCCGAAGACCCAACGCCGCCGCCCACCCCTGCAGTTCCGCC